CAGGCGGAACAGACTCACGCCGTAAACACAGTAAACGACCGCCTTTATGCGCCGACCTAGCCGACGCGTACGCCGAATCGATCGCCAGCGGCAGCGCCGTTGCCAATCTGCGGATCGTCGATTCATGCAAGCGCTATCTCGCCGAGCGCCGAGCGCCGGCGGCGCACGATGTGTGGTGGGACGAGCCACGCGCTGAGGAAGCACGGGCGTTCGCACGCAAATGCGGCCAAGGCGTAGAGGAAGGCGCCGGTACTCCGCTGGAGTGGATGCCGTGGCAATGCCTGGTGTCGATGATCCTCCTCGCCAGGCGACGTGTAATTGCCAAAGTAAAGACCGACACACCGGCGACCAAGGCGCTTTTGTTGGTGGTTGCGCGTGGCAATGGCAAGACGGAGTTCGCGGCATCGATGATTATGGCGGCGATGCGCAACGGATCGCAAGCGCTTGAGTTCTCGTCAGTCGCGCCCGACGGCCGACTTGCACAGAAGACCTTCGAGCGCATGGCCACGATGTGCCGGACGCTGGCGCTTGATGACAGCGACAAAGACGAGCAGGGATGGCGATCCTCGGGCGGCTCGACGCCGGCGCACCCTGGCAAAGTGGTGCACGGTGGCAACCGTTACATATCGCTGCCGTGTACCGATCGCGCTCTCGACGGTTTGACAAGTCGGCTCACCATTGCGGACGAATGCAGCCGCATGGACAAGGCTTTCGGGCGCTTGCTTACCGGCTTAGCAAAGTTCGCCACTTCCCAACTGCTGGCGATCACGACGCCCGACCCGGAGCAGAAGACGCGCCCGATTTGGGGCTACTGGCAAGCGTGCGAGGCTGCAATTGCTGACGGAACGCCCTATCCAGCAGGGTGGTGGCCCATGATTTACGGGCTAGATACCGAGGATTCGGCGTCAGATCCTGCTGTTTGGGCGAAGGCGCACCCTGGTTTGGGCACGATTGTCGACCCAACGCAACTGCAATTAGCCGCGCAAACGATGCTAAACACGGGCGATCCGGTGCAGATTGCCGAGTTTGAAACGCAGTTGGCGTGCAGATATCACACGATTGCCACCTCCGATGTCGATACGGCGATCCTTGAGCGGCAGTTTGAGGAGGTTGATTGGTCGCGACTGCGCGGACAGCCGGCAGTGATTGCCATCGACCTGAGCCGCGGTGGCTATGGGCCGCAGCTCGACTTGACTGCGCTCACCTTGATGGTGGTTGATGGCAAGATGATCCGCGGCCGCAACGTGTGCTGGTGGGCGGGAGTGGACATTGCGCTTGATGAGAAGAAGTGCAAGAACCCATTGCAGCAGTGGATTCAAGCAGGGCACTTGCGGCGTATGCCTGGTGAATGGCAAGACATGAGCGTTGTCGAGGCAGAGTTGGAGAACATGATCGCCACCTACGACGTGCGAAAGATCGGAGTAGACCCGCATCCGGCGCAAGCGCGTGACATTAAGCGATGGATTGACCGCGGATGGCCCATCGTCACAGTCGATCAGTCGATTCGGACGATGGCACCAGCGTGGAAATGCTGGGCAGACCTCCTCAAAAGTAGGCAGTTGACCTACGACAATGACCCCGTTTTAGTGTCCGGACTCGGTCAAATCACCTTGATTTCAGACAATGTTGGCAACATTCGACCGGTAAAGGGACGCGGCGGCAAGGGCAACATGGACGTAATCGTTTCCGGCAACATGGCAGCGCTTCTCATGGAGCATCACCAGGTGCGCGAGTCAACCGGACTGAGCAATAGCAGTTGTCCAATCGGTTAAGAGTGCAAGTCTGAAATAATCGCTTGACATCCTGAGGCACATTCGTTCCATGCATCTCAGTGAGCATCTTCGCACGGTTCATGGGATTTAGAAGCGCCACGGTCGTCTACGCACGCCCGGAGCCGCTAGCCGCACCGGCTATATCGTCCCTGCCTGCGGTCGTTCGAGCGACTCAACTGATATCGGCAGACCTTGCACGGCTACCGTTCCACGTCGTTGATAGCGATGGTCAGTTGGTCGACTCGCCGATTACACAACTGATGACCCGCGACGCTTCGCGCTGGCAGTCAGGCTACGAGTTTCGCCGCTACATCACTGCGTGCGCTCTCGAATCGGGTAACGGTGTAGCGCTGATTCGGCGCGATAGTTCAGGCGCTGTTGCTGAATTGCAACCGATGCCAACGAACGCGATCAGTTCGGAAATGACCGAAGACGGCGTGGTCTACAAGCTTGCCGGGACTACGTTGTCTTCCGACCAGGTGCTTCACCTCGGTTGCTACCCGGATCCGCTGCGCCCGGATTGGTTCATCGGGCCACTAGACGCCGCCCGAGCAGCGTTTAACCTGGCCGCAGACCAGGATGCGGCACACTCGGCGCTCATCAAAAGTGGCGGCAAAATCAGCATAAGCCACCCGGGCGCGATGTCCGATCAGACGGTGCAAGCCATCCGCGACGCCTGGCAGACCATGCATTCAACGCCCGAAGGTGCGTCGCGCCCCTTGATCCTGCGCGAAGGCATGAAGGCCGAGAAGATCAGCGAGAGCACAAGCAACGTGCTCGAATCGCGCCGATTCTCCATTCAGGAAGTGGCACGCGCATTTGGCGTGCCTCCGGAAATGCTTTACCAGCAGGGTGGCGGGGCGCTGTCCTCTCAATCCGAAACAGCACGCGCCTACGTTGACGGCGCACTAGCCCAATGGGTGACAGCGTGGGAGTCGGAGATCACGCGAAAACTCTGCGGGCCCGGCGAACACGCAAGGCTTGATACCGACGTCCTACTTCGCGGCAATATGCGCGACGCTGGCATGGCGCTATCAAAACTCGTACTCGCCGGGATCCTCTCACCGAACGACGGTCGGAAGCGCATGGGCTTGCCTCCGATCGAAGGCGAACAGTTCGAAATTCCAAGTGTGTCCATGCCAGGCGGCATGAGCGCCGTCCAGGGCGACAACGCCACCGAGAACATCGATGGAGGTGAAGACATTGCTTGAGATTCGAACAGCCAAACTAGCCATGACGGGCGACAAGATCGGCGGCTACGCCTCGGTCTATGACGCTCCAAGCCACCCGCTGACCATCCGCGGCATCAATGGCGGCAAGCCATTTACCGAACGTGTGGCACGCGGTGCGTTTGATTCGTCACTCGGCAGCAACATTTCGCTGCTTGTCGGTCACGATTCGCGCGACCTACTCGCCAACACCAAGAGCGGATTGCTTCAACTGCGCAGCGATCAGCACGGCCTCGCTTTCGAGGTGACGCTCCCAGACACACAACGGGCTAAGGATGTCCGCCAGTTGGTGGACGCTGGCGTCTTGTCTGAAATGTCGTTCGGTTTCCAAGTCATTGCCGACAGTTGGGTCGGCAACACTCGCACACTCTCGCAGGTTGCGCTGCGTGAAGTTTCCATCGTTGAAAACGGCGCTTATCCGCAGACAAGTGCCGAAGCAAGAACCCTCCAGTCGGGCCTTGCCCGTCTACGTCTGCGTCTAAGGATGCCGCTATGAAACTGTCCGAAATGTTTGAGACCCGTAAGGCGCTCGTTGCAGAGCGCGATTCCATTCTCGCCCAGGACTCCATGTCCATCGAAGTCGAGGCCCGCGGCCACGAAGTCGCTAACGAACTCGGCAAGCTCGATGCAGAGATCCGCGCAGCGCAAGTGCGCGAGCGTTTCGCTTCATCGTCTGCTATCGAGAACACCATCAAGAAGACCGAAGATCGGTCGATGGACATCCGCGCTTCCAAGAAGTACGAGGATCAGTTCGTCAACTACCTCCGCACTGGTCAGATGCCCGAGCAGCGTGAACTGATCTCGACCGCGTCGAGTTCAATCCTGATTCCGAAGGTGTATCAAGACGCTGTTCTCAAGTACCTCGATGCAAATAGCATCATGCGTAATATCGCAGACCTCCGCACTGGTGTTCAGGGCTATCAAACCCTGCGCTTCAGCACGCTGAAGACTGCGGATTACACCTCTGCCTGGACAGAAGCAGACACCGGAACGGTTGCCGCAACCGCTGCGGATCCGCTGTTCAAGGAAGTTCCCCTGGCACCGGTTCCATGTTTGCCAAAGACCGAAGTCAGTCAGCAACTCATTCTCCAATCGGACGCTGGATTCAACGTCGAAATGGAAGTCATCGACCACCTGCAGCGCCAGCTTCTCAAGAATTTGGAGTGGGGCTATGTGGCTGGATCCGGCACGAATGCACCGACGGGCATCTTTACCGTCAAGGCATCGACCGGAGTCACCACCGATATCAACATCACCACTGCAACGAGCACTGGTACTACCCGCGCCCTGGCAATCACTGCCGGTGCAACGGTGGCGAAGTTGTCCGAAATGCGCTACACGAAGTTGCCTGCAGCGTATTGGGGGTCTGCTTCGTGGATCTTGCCGCAGGACACGTACGCAGCAATCGCCGGTCTCCTGGTAAACGGCGTTCCGATCTTTGTGCCAAGCGCAGACGCCGCGCTCGTTGGTGCTGCTCCGTTTACGCTGATGGGCCTCCCGGTGTACATCACCGAGTACCTGCCAGCGCACGTTTCATCCGCCGCAGGAAAGAACTGCATCGCAATCTTGGGCAACATCTCCGAGTCCTTCGCAATCCGCGAGTGGGGCGGCATGTCCATCACCCGCGACGAGTTCTCACTGTCCGGTACTGCTCGTATCCGTTACCAAGGCATGCAGTTCGCCAACTCCAACTTTACCCGCGTGAATGCGCTGGTGCAGTTGCAAGTCACGAACGCCTGATTCTGATCCTCTCATCCTTCAGGTGGGTGGGGCTTCGGCCCCACCCACCTGCAGCGAGGAACTATGGCCCTAGATATCGCAAAGTTCCGCAGTTGGGCGCGCATTCCTCACACCGAGGATGACCCGGCTATTGGCATTGCCTGGTCTGCGGCAGTACGCGAACTTGAGGAGCGCACCGGGTGGTGCGTTGAGAGTGTCACCAGGACGCAGTGGGTGCCCGCAGCGCCCGTCACGATCTACGGCGGTCTGTACCTACTTCTGCAGCGCCAAGGCGACCTGGCGGGAACTACGGTCACCTACAGCGATAGCGCTACGGTGCCGCTCACCGGAAACCTGAACAGCGCCAAGATCCAAATCAACGGCTTGATCTACGTGGACATGGAGATCGCCAATGTCAGTCTGACCTACCCGGTCACGCTCACCGTGACGGCCAGCAACGCAGCGCTCAACCCGTTGCTTGAGATGGCGCTCCTCCAGCGCGTGGCGCACCATGTGGCAAGCCGTGGTGATGACACCGTTGCCCTGGACTCGACCTACTGGGATCGGATTACCGGCATGATGGGTAAGGGGATTGGGTAATGGCCGGGCACGTTCCATCCGGGATGATGCGCCTCGTTATGACGGCGCAGAATCCGGTAGCCACCGTGGACGCATTTGGCCAGGCTCAGGAGTCTTGGCTTTCGTTTGCGACCATCCCAGTCCACATTGAGAACGCGAACACCGAAGAGACAATGGATGACGGCGGCTCAAGCGTGCGCACCGATTGGCGCATCCTGGCGGCTTTCCATCCGTCCGTGACCACGCGCTCCCGTTTGCTGCTGAATGACAACGGGACAACGCGCACGTTCTTCATCAAGGGCTGCTGGGACAGGGATCAGAAGCGCCGGCGCTTGGAGATCAATGCGGTGGAGGTGACGGAATGAACCCCGTAAAGATCACCATTGACACGAAAGAAGTGAAGGCCACACTGGCGCGGCTTTCGCCGGCGCTTAACGAAGCCGTGCGCAAGAAGGCAATCCGCAAGGGATTCAAGCCGTTTGTGCCAAATCTGAAAGCCGTTCTACTCAACGCGCCCTACATTCGCAGCGGGAAAAAGATCCATCGCAAGGGCATCGCAGCGGCTACTAAGGTGAACTCACCCAAGCGAATGGGTGGCCCGGGTGCACCGATCCGCGCCGAGCTTGGCGTGCAACTTGGCAAAAAGGGCGGCGCACGCGCTAGGAACAAGCAGTTTGTGTACCCGTGGAAAGAGAACGGATTCATGCACAAGAACTCTGGCCGCATGATCCCTGGCAACCACTACGGCGAGATGTGGGGTAAGACGAACGTAGCCCGGATCATGCAAGCGATCAGTTCCGAAATCCTTATTGAGGCGCGGAAGATCCTCGGAATGGGGAATACCAGTGTCCCTAAGTAATATCCAACGCGCTATTCAGGTTGCGCTGCAACTGAAAGCAGATGCGTTCTGTGGTGTTCGCCAGGCGGGCATTGCAACACCGTGTTACGTCTACGAAATCAGCAGCGCTTCGGCTGATGTGGTTACGTCAGGCATTCCGACTTTGTGCCATTGGACGGTGACCGTCCAAGTGGAAGCCATTGCCGATACGGTCGATGAATGCCTCGGTCTTGTGGACGATGTCCGCGATATCTTTGATTCGCCAATCACCGACACCACCTACGACTGTGTGCTGGTGCTTTCCGCGTTCAGCGTGACCATGAGCACCGAATCAATCGATGACGGCAAGACCGATGCGGAGCGCATCGGCAATATCCAACTCGAACTACTTGTACAGGAGACCACCTAATGGCAATCACTCCCGGATACGGCGGAGCGCTCACGCTCAACTTTCAGACTGCTGGGGCTGTTACATACTTGGCGAAGAACGTAAGTTTCAGTCATTCGCGCACATCGCTCGACTCTACAAGCCTTGCCGACTTTGCCGAAAAGCGAATGCCTGGCCGCATCCAGCGCAGCGCCACCTTCGACTGCATGGCAGACAGCGGACTTGATGCAGCAATTCGTACCCACATGAATCCGACCACCATTGCACTGGCGCAAGGTGTCACGGTGGCATTCAGTTACACCGACAAGGGTGGAATTGTTTACACCATCACCGGACACCTCACCAGCGCCACGCGCACGGATGACGGTTCGGGCCCTGGTATGTGGTCAATGACACTTGAGGAAGCTTGATGCCGTTCGATCTCTCTTCAATCTCACCAAAGCCACGGCGCGTTGATGTGCTTGGTGTCGGCGTCATCATGGTGCGTGAGCCAACTATCGCGGACTACACCCGCGCCGCGGCAGATCCGTACTGGTGGGCGGCTTGTCTGTCCTGCATCGATGGCACGCCGTTCGTCCACAACCACGGCGAGATGGCAAACGTCCGAGCAGACATTTGCTCGGCGCTGCTAGAGGAGATCAACCGGGAACGTTTTACGACGCCGCCGAAAGGCGGCTCTGGCGAATCGCAGACGGTGAACAGCGCATGAACATGAGTGCACTCATTGCCAAGACCGAACTGACCACCCTTGAGCGGTGCGAGTGGTTGCTTACGGCCCTGGTGTGCAATGCGCTCGGACAGAAGCCACAGCGCTGCATTCCTTGGCTGAAGAAGGAGACCTATGGCGGATAAGAGCATGAAGGCTGTCATTCGCGCGGAAGTCGATCCGTCCGGCGTCATCAAGGGCGTAGCGGCGACAAATCGCGAACTAGCCAAGTTGAACAGTAAGACCAGCGCCATTGCTGTTGGTGCATCGTTCAACATGGCGCAGATGGGCTTTCAGATGCTTATGGGTTTATTTCGGATCATGGATCGCCGCATGACCGAGATGGCGCAGATGTCTACGCGATTCTCACCCGAAGCCCAACGCGGTGTAATGGAAACGCAAATTGCCAAGATCAACCAAGAGATTGAAATGGCGAAGGCATACGGCCTTGATGTAGCAGGAATTGAACGCGCCAAACGCAAGGGCATTCAGGAACGCACTCAGGGCGATGTAGCCGCTGCTGGTGGTGGACAATTGGCATTTACCGAATCGATGAAACAAAGCGGTGAAACAATGTTCAATGAGGCAATGAATCAGTTCACCATGACTTTTACCGATCCGGGCAAGAAGTTCAGCATGGAGAACATCTCAAACCTCAATAACCAATTTGGATTCGGCACAAGCGGCCAAGAGAAGACTGCTGGCATGAGTGATGCACCTCGGCGCGATGAAGAGGTACTGCGCCAAATCCACAGAACATTGAAAGGTGGCTCCTAATGTCGTTTACCCTCGTTGAACGAGCAAACAGCCGCAGTTACTCACTGGCGCAAGCACCAGGTGAATCCACGATCACTTTGCAGTACTTGATGACATGGAGCAGCGCTAGTACGCAGCCAACTGAGGCGCAGATCCTTGCGGCTGCTGGAACTCCTCCGAGCCGAATCAGTTCAACGCTCTACACGGGAAATTCCTACCTCAAGACGATGGTAATCCGTGAGGTAGCCATTGAGCCGGTACGGGAGCGACAGAACGCTTGGATCGTCACGCATCGAGCAAGCACCCGCAACGGATCGCTACTCAGTCAACAAGACGGCACCTATTGCACTTGCACACGCGCCACGGTGGTTCGATCCACGGCGATGTATCGCTACAACCCCACCTTCCCAAGCAACGGCACTGTGACGTTTGCAAGCGCTGTTGACATTGGCGGCGACAAGGTTGACACCAATGGCAAGCCAAAGGTGTACGACGTACCGCAACAACTAGTAACCATTGAAAGCCAGTACGACCGCACGCTCCCGCAAAGTGCGCCAGCAGCGGAGCCGCCGTGGGCTAGTTACACCTCGTACGTCGGCAACCGCAACAGCGCGGCGTTCCTTGGTTTCCCAATCGGCACGCTTCTGTACCAGGGCTTTCAGACCGCTCCGGAAGACAACTACTACCGCCTGAGCCATACGTTCCTCTACGACGCCTGGTATCACCTTGAGCAGATCCCTTGTCCAAATCCAACTGGCGAACCGATCCTCACTAATGGGATCAGCATCGGCAGTCCACTAGTGCCAATCTTGCAAGTGAAGGATGTGGTCTTCCTGCAACGGTTCAACACGCTTTCCGCGTTCTCGGGCATTCTCACAGCAGCAGACCTGACCGCGTTGACTTCTCCGAAACCACTCGCAATCGCATAATGGCTTGGCAAAACCCCATCTTCAATGGAAACCTCTACGGCGGCTTGACCCGGTTCGCCATGAACGGTTTCGCACAGACTCAACGGGTGGCAACTGCCAACGCCGCGGGGATCAAGTTTGCCCAGGCTGAAGCGTTTAACAAGGCTCCCACCAAGTCTGTCCTGGCATCGATCGAATCTGCGACGCTGTACGCCGACAACCGATGGACGTACTCGGTCAAAATATGGTTCCCGACTCCGATCGGCGGCGGCGGGATCACTGTCCCAACGGCAGACCTCAGCGGCACGTACACCGCCGCGGTGAACCTGCGCGAGTGGCACAACACGCTAAACATTGTTGACGGGATGAACATCTCCGTAGCGCCAGCGGCGACCATCGGGCCCGTGGGCAGTCAATACAACACCATTACGGACGTATGGCCAACAACACAACTCAGCGCCAAGGTTGAACTGCACATCTGCTATGACAGTTCGGGCGCTACATTCGCATATTTCGACCGACCAAACCCCGTTCGCTGCACGCCGGCGGAGCAATAAATGCCAAACCTAGACCTAGCGCTGTCATACCCAGGAGTCGTAATAGTCCCAGGAGAGGAATGGACTCTCGCCGGCACCGTGCAGCTAGAAGGCACTACAACCGCGCAGAACCTGACCGGCTACACGGTCAAGGGCAATGTGCAAATTGGATCTACCAACACGCTGAACACCGGGACGTATGCCGTAGTGGTTGCCGCATCGGGAACGTTCACCTGGACGCTATCGATGGCGCAGACTGCCGCCTACGCGCCCAACTCATGGGGCACGATCGTCCTCTACCTCGACCACGCTACGACCGACTCGCTCCACATTGCGACCATCGGCTTTCGCACCTCAGCAGAAAGCATCGTCTAACCATGTACACCTCATTCTTCCGCAAAGCGATGCTGGGCGACACGGCCACGCTCGCGCTCGACTTCACCACGGGCACGATGCCGACTGCGGTGACTTTCACCAGGGCAGACTCCACGGCGCGCGCGACCTTCATCGATGCCAGTGGCTACGTCAAGACGGTAACAAGCGCCGGCGATCCGCGATTCGATTACACGGGAGGTGTGGCTAAGGGACTGCTGATTGAGGCGGCGGCGACCAATCTATGCCCAGAAAGTCAATCACTCAGTACTTCATGGAGTCAAGTCAATGCAAACACACCAACCGTTCCAACGTCTCCCGGCGTTGACGATCCATTCGGCGGAACTAGTTTAACTTGGAAAATCGTTGGTACTGCGACTACTGGAGTACATGGAGCGCGTCACGATTTCTTGACTTCGGCTGCAACCGCCACTTATTCATTCTTCGCAAAAGCAGCGGAATATGACCGTGTAATTCTGGCAGATCCTGGTACTGGCGTTGCTGCTTGCACTTTTGTGTTAACTGGTCTCGGAACTGCAACGACAGTAACGAATCTAATTACGCCAACAAATGCAACAATGGTTCCTTTGGTTGGTGGTTGGTATAGGTGTTCTGTAACGATGCCTCTTACTACTTCCCCAAGATTTATGATTGGTGGGTATCCATCAACAGGTGCAACTATTAGTGGATTTGGCGCGTCCTATACAGGCGACAACACGAGCGGCGTGTATGCGACCGGAATGCAATTAGAACTTGGTTCTAGCGCAAGTTCATATATTTCTACGACATCAGCATCCCGTACCCGCCTCGCCGACGATGCCGTAATCCGCAGTACCGCGTGGACATCGCTGTACGCGCAACCAGGCGCGATGGTGGTGGAGTTCTACCGCGGCGCGTACGGTGCTACCGACCGTTCGATCCTATGCACCGATACAACGGCCGCACGGCACTGGCATCTGAAGAGCGCGAACGCAAGCGCCACGGCGCAGATTGCTTTCAGCAGTGGTTCGCCAGTGACGCAGACCGGGCTGACTGCCGGACTGAACAAGGTGGCGATCGCGTGGAATGCACCAACGCCTACGGCATCGTTCGACCTGTGCGTGAACGGCGCTACGCCTACGTTCGGCGGCAGCAACGTAGGAACCACGCTGTCCACCTGGCTTACTTTGGGATCGCAATCGACCACGGGCGTAAGTGGTTCCGGCACGTGGAATGCCTACCTCAACAACTCCATCAAGAGCGTCAAGTACTACAACGCATTGACCTACGCAGAGATGCAAGCGAAGACCACATGACGAACTACTACCTACGCACCACCACAGTCCCACAGATGACCGCCGCGCTGGCGTTGATCCCGGAGCCGCGCTACATCGACATGATCGGCACCATCGGCGCCGTGCTTGATGAAGACGGCGTGGAGATCACCCCGGCAGACTTGCGGATCCATGCAAACGTGCGCTGCGAGACACTCGCGCCGGCGCTACTTGCCACGCTCCCGACGTGTTTGCCGGCCACGCCACGGCGGGAGTTTGTGTGATCCACCTCGCGCTATTCATCATCCTGATCCTCAGCAGCGGATGCGCTTCGAGCACGGCGGCTATCTCACAGAGTGCCAACACGTCGCGCGAGGCGGCTTCACAGGCACGGGAATACCTAGCGAAAGCCAATGTGGAGCTCGAGCGAATTCAGGCACTTAGCGCGGAGATCTCGGGCTTGATCCCGTACGTCTCTGATGATGTTCCCGCGATCTTCTCAACGCTCCAGTATGTGTCGGTCGCAGTGGTGGCCGCTGTGATCGGAGCACTCATCTACACCTACATACCACGAGGCCGCTAATGCTGACTACAGCCCAATACACGACCTGGCTACTAGGACTCGTAATTCTTACCTTCGCTGCCGGGTGCAGTGTTGGTTCAACCTTCCGCCGCACCCGCATTTCCACAAAGGCTTCCAATGCTCAACCTCGCAAGCGCT